GGTGTGGTGAACCTCGGCGAGTGGGCGGTCGTGGCGGTACTGGCCTTCTGCTTCGGCGGCGCCCTGATGCTGGTCTGGGATGCGTGGCGGGGCCGGTGAGCTTCGAGCCGGTCGCCATCGTCATGATCCGCCGGGGCGGCGAAGAGCACTGGTTCGTCACCTGCTCCCAGTGCGGCACGCTCGGCGAGGTCGACGGGCTGGCCGACGCCACCGCGGTAGCCGGCGAGCACGGCCGGCTGCACGACAACGGCGCGGTCACGGGGTAGGTCTAGGGTGAGAGCCGGGAGGTACGCCCATGACGACCCAGCGCAGCACCAAGCGGGGCGGGACGGTCACAGCCGACATCCACCAAGCCCGCACCCTGGGCGCGGCGGCCAGCCGGGCCCGCGCCAGCGGCGCCACAGGGCGGGCTAGCAGCCTCGGTAGGGCCGCAAACCGGTCGCGCGCGGCCGGTTACCGCGCCGCCGGCCTCGCGGGGCTTAGAACGGCCAGAGCCGAAGGCCGCGCCGCCAGCGCGGCCAGGGCGCGCGGCAACGTAGGTCTGGCCCGCCGGGAAGGACGGGCCGCGTCCACCGCCCGCGCCGGGGCGTATCGCAGCTTCGGCCGGGCCGGGCGCATCGGCTACTGACATGGCCCTCACCGCGGCCCAACGGCGCAAACTCCCCAACTCGGCGTTCGCCTACCCGAAACAGCGCAAATACCCGACGCCGACCAAGGCCCAGGCGAGACGGGCCGGCATCTCCGAGGCCCAGCGGGTCCGGACCCACCGCAACGCCCTGTCCCGAGCGGCGCAGCGCAACACGATGGGCTCCGCCCGGCACGTTCGCCGCCACGTGGCCATGCGGCACCAGGGCACGGTCGCGACCGTGCGCCGCACGCACACCGCCTCCGGGCGGCGACGGACGAGAGGACGGTAGATGGCCAAGGCGAAGACGATGGCCGACCGGCGCGTCCCGGCCAAAGGCGCCGCCTGGCGCAAAGGCGACGGCACCCCGCAGAAAACGAAACGGGCCGGGAGTTCCGGCCGGTTACACAAGGCGGGCGACAAGCGCGTCAAGTAGCGTCGCGGTGGGAGCCGCGGCAGTTATGACCAACGGAGCGCAGGACATCTCGCCGTGCGACCCTGCGCCCGTCGCACCGGCGAACTAGTCCGCGGCTCCTTCACTCGCCGTGACGCGGGCGTTACGCTCGTAGCCCTAGATGGCGCGCTACACGACAGAGTCGGGGCTTGTCGTGACCGACCGGCGGCACACCCGGACGGACTGGAGTGACCCTAGAAGCTGGCCGCCGAACCCGAACGTCGACCCACCACCCCCCAACCAGCCCGGCGTCGGGCCTAACGTCAGCGAAGGCTTCGGGAACCAGCACGTCATGGTCCCCGCGGTGTTCAACGGCCAGCCGATCATGCCGCCGCCCGTCATGCCGTGGAGCGGATGGCCGATCGAATGGAGCACCCCGAACTGGGGTGGGGCGACCGGCGTCGAGGACATCATCAGCCGGGTCTCGATCGTGTTCGGCTGCGTCGACCTGAACTCCTCGATCCTGTCGTCGATGCCCCCGTACCGCCTGCAAGGCGAAGTCGTGGTCGACCGCCTGCCCTGGATGCGCAACCCGCAGCCCGAGGTCTACACGTCCTGGGAAGAGGCGCTCAAGCAACTCGTCATGTCGTACTGGGGCGTCGGCGAGGCCTTCTGCTGGGCCACGTCCCGCTACGCCGACGGCACCGTCCGCACCTGGGTGGTCCTCGACCCGTCCTGGGTCGAAGTCGAGATGGACGGCCAGACCCGCGGCTACTGGCTCGGGCGGGCCGGCGAAGGCATCGAGGTCACCGGGGACATCCTCCACTTGCGCTACGTGTCGTGGCCCGGCTACCCGCACGGCATCAGCGCGCTGGAGGCGATGGCGAACAACCTGTGGGGCGTGCAGGCGATGGAGGAATACCAGGCCAACCTGGCCTGGCGGGGCGGCATCCCGTGGGGGGTGCTGACGGCGCCGGCCAACCTGACCGCGGACAAGGCGGCGGAGATGCGCGACAACTTCGTCGCCGCCCGCATGTCCGCCCAGGGCGCCCCGGCCGTGCTGTCCGGTGGGGTGAGCCTGACGCCCATGACCATCAACCCGAAAGAGATGGCGCTGCTCGAACTGAGGCAGTGGGACGAGGCCCGCATCGCCACCCTGCTCGGCGTCCCCCCGTCGCTGATGGGCATACCGACCGGCGAAAGCCTCGTATACAGGAACATCGAGGCCATCTACGACTTCCATTGGCGTGCCTACTTGAGACCGCACGCGGCGAAGATCGCCGAAGGACTGTCGCAGTGGGCGCTGCCGTCCACCCAAAGCATCGAACTGAACCGGGACGAATACGTCCGGGGCAGCCTGACCGAGCGGACCACCGCCTACACGGGGCTGTTCGGGCTGGTGGACGAGCTCGGGCGGCGGGCCATCACCATTGACGAGATACGGGCCGCGGAGCGCCTCGTGGCCTACGACGACGCCGACGCGCTCGACCCGGAAGACAACGCCTCGACCCTGGCCGCCATCGGCGCGCCCCAAGAAGCGGTGTGGGCCGCGGCGGGCATCTCCGACGCCAAGATCGCGGACTGGAAGCAGGCCGCCCCGGCGGCGCCGGCGCAGACCCCCGTCGGCACCGCGGCCACCCAGCAAGCCGCCGAGCAGCCGCCGCCGACGCCATGAGCGACCTCCCGCCGCCGGTACCCATCGGCTACGTGCCGATCGGGAACGGTACCGAGTACGAGCGGGAGTTGGGTGAGGCGGTAGCCCGCCACGTGTCGGCTACCGCCTCGCCCGCCTCGCTGCCCCCGGTAGACCCGGCCGCGGTCGAAGCTATCCGAACCATCTGCCCGACCTGTCAAGGCACGGGCCACGTCGATGTGGAGGTAACGGAATGAGCGAGCCGACCAGTTATCTCCGGGCCTACCCGACGACCCTGGAGGAGCGCGGGCTCACCAACGACGGCCGCAAGATACTCACCGGGCGGCTGGTGCCGTACGGGGTAGCGACCGACGTGTGCGACGACCTGCCCGACGGGCGGCGCGACTACTACCGGGAAGGCTTCGTCAAAGGCGCCTTCGAGCCCCAAGTGCTCGATCCCGGCGGCAGGAAGCTGGCCCAGCGCATCAGCCTGTGGCACCGGCACGAACTACGGGGCGCCGACTCGCTTGGCAACTTCCGTCACCTGGAGGAACGCGACGACGGCCTCTACGGCGACGTGGCCGTCTTCCGGGACAAGACGGCGCTGGTCGAAGACCTGCTGGCGGACGGCATCAACGAACTGTCCGTCGAGTTCCGGCCGCGGGCCGAGGACCACACCCTGGAGGAGAACGGGGTGCGGTGGCGGAAGAAGACGCACCTGGACGGCGTCGCCCTGGTCGCCAAAGGCGCCTACAACGAGGCCCAAGTGCTCCAGTTCCGCGAGGCCGACGACGGCGTAGAACGAGAGAAAGCCGAGAAGGCGGAGAGCGAGAAGGCGGACGCCGAGGCCGAGGCCGAAAGGGAACGTCGGGCCGCGGCGGCGGTGGCGGAAGCCGAGGAGCGGCGGCAGCAGTGGGAGGAGTTGACCGGACCCAGCTACGAGCGGATCAAAGCGCAGCAAGTCGACCTGGTCGCCACCCTCATGCCCGGCCAGTCGTTGCCTCGCCGGGACTAGTTACGACATACTGTCGTCCAAGCAGACGGTGACGACCATCGCCTACCGCTCGCTGCCGGTGTCGGCCTAGCGCCTATCCCGCAAGGGACCGCCCCGCCCGGAGCTAAAGCGGCCGACTCGCCCGGTGCGTAACCGACCCGAGCCCCCGAGGCGCCGCGTGGGCCACGTCACTAGGAGACGGCCCGATGCCCCACGCCCTCGTTGAGAAGGCTCTCGCCGAGCGCGACGACTGCATTCGTACAGTCACGCTGATCAAGAACGCCCGCGCCGACCAGGGCGGCGACCCGAACGACATGGAGCTGGAAGCCATCGCCAAGGCCCACGCGCGGGTCAAGCAGCTAGACGAGCACCTGAAGATCATCAGCATCGACGACACGCTGGACGAGGAGGCCCGTGGCCGGCTCCTGGCGCCGCTGCCGACCACGCCCAGCGGACCCCACTACCGCCACGGCGGGGAGATGGTCTGGGACGCCATCCACGGCACGATCGGCATGCAGGTCGCCCCGCACGACCAGGAGAACCAGGAGGCCAAACGGCGCTACGACCTGGTCCTGAAACGGGCCGCGCAGCACATGGGGACCACGGCCGAGGCCACCACGCCCACCGCGGGCGGCGTCGGCGGGCTGTACGCCGTCCCCGTCGTCGGCCCGGTCATCGCCCTGTTCCCCCAAGGCCAACCTTTCTTGACCACCATCGGGCGGCGCCCGGCGCCGAACGCCATGCAGTTCGTCCGTCCCCGCATCGTGGACCCCGACTTCGATGACGGCGTGGCGGTCCAGTCGCTCCAGAAGGCCGAACTCACCTCCAAGAAGTTCGACATCAAGGTCGACACCCTCAACTTGCAGACCATCGGGGGATATCTCAACGTCTCCCAGCAACTCATGTCCTTGCACGCCGACGCCTGGAACATCATCGTGTCGCAGATGCAAGCCCGGCTGGCGTGGGCGGGCGAGAAGGCCCTCGTGGCCGAGGCGGAGCAAACCGGGGCCACCGTGACCCTGTCCGCCACCGCCACCGCGGCTCAAGTGCTAACGGCGCTCTTCCAAGCCGCGGCGCTCGTCTACCAGAACACCCGCCAGTTGCCCACGTGGATCGCCTACGGGCCGACCGGCTGGGCTCGGCTCGGGTCGCTCACCGACACCGCGGGCCGACCTTTGTTCCCGTTCCTGGGCGCGGCCAACGCCCTCGGCGCGGCCAGCCTGGGCGACTTCAACTTGGGGCCGATGGGCTTGCAGCAGATCGTGACGCCCGGCATCGCGGACGGCACGATCCTCGTCGGGAACAATTTCGGGATTGAGGCGTACAGCTTCCCGTTCCCGATCCTCGAAGCGGTCGAGCCCGCCCTGCTCGGCCGGCAGATCGCCATAGCCGAGGCCTTAGCCTTCTACCGGCCCACCACCAAAGAGGCCGTCACGACCGGCACGACCGCCCCGGCGGAGCAGAACGGCATCGTTAAGGTCGCGCCGTGAGCGACCTCATGCCCCGGACCCCGACGCAGCGGCTGCGCTGGCTCTCGAGCTACTACGACGCCAGCACACCGCCAGAGGGCGCGGTGGCCGCCAGTGCCGAGGTCCAACCCCGGAACGGGCGGCGCCGCAACAACGGAATCCCCCAAGGATCGACGGCGCCGCCCGAACCGGACGTCCCGCCCGTCGAGCCGCCGCCGGAGCCGCCGCCCGAACCGGAGCCCCAGCCCGAAAGCGGCTGATGTCGATCCTCGACGCCCTCGGCCTGTACGAGCCGCCGCCGACCGGGGAAGTCATCCCCGCCGCGCCCAACATCGACATGCTCCGGCGGCTCGTCCAGCAATACACCCTGTCCGTGCCCCCGGTCGGCATCTGGCCCACCTTCGGCCCGCCCGGCACCGTCATGCAGATATGGGGCGCCGACCTCGTCTTCCCCGAACTGGCCGACGTCGTCGCCGACCAGCCGGTGGCGGGCGCCACCGCGGTGCCCCTGGAGTACGAAGGCTCGATGGGCTCGCTGGCCGGGGTGCCCGCCGGGGTGACCTTCACCTGGCCGGACATCACGCCCGGCGTGTACACGATCGTCAGCCCGCGCGGCGAAGCCGAGTTCACCCTGACGGCCGCGTGATGGCCGCGTTCCCCACCGTGGCCGACGTCAGGTCGTGGACCGGCGTCACCGAGTTCGACCTGGACGACGCCCAAGTGCAACGGGTGCTCGACGCGGAGTCCGCCATCCAGGCCGCGTACTGCTGGTGGGACGACGCCGACCTGGAGCCCAGCCTGTTCCGCACCGGGGCGGAGATGCCCGCCCCGCTCGTCCAGGCGCTCCTACGGCGCTGCGCCCGGCACATCGCGGCCCGGCCCGTACCCCTCGGATCGCTACCCGTAGCGAGCTCCGGGCTGGGCGGCGAGTACGGCCTACCGGGCGCCGGGCTGCTGCCCCGGTTCGACCCGATCATCGAACAGCTAGAAGCGCCGTACCGGGAGGCCGGGATCGCATGAGCGACCCGCAGGAAGTCCCCCACATCCGGCCTCGCCGGGCGATCGACGCCACCCGCCTGTGGTGGGAGAACCTGGCCGTCATCGGGGAGCCCGGCGGGCCGAGCACCGAAGGCGTCGACCACGCCATGATGGCCCGCACCGCGGCCCTGGTCTCTATCGCCGAGTCGCTCGACCTGCTCGTCCATCCGTCCCAGATGACGACGCCGCGCGACCGGGTCGTCCAGTCGCTGGCCAAGTCCCTCGACAGCCTGGCGAAGGAGGTCGAGAAGATCAGGTACATCCTGAAATGAGCGACATGCCCGCGGCCGTCGACCCGGCCCTGCTCCGACCGCGGGCCGATATCGGCTTCGTCGTCTTCCAGCCCATCCGCAACTACGCCAAGGACGTCAGGGTGTACGAGTACGGTGCCGCCGAGGGCGACCCCGGCTCCTGGATCGCCCTGTCGTCACTGCAAGTCGACTGCGGCGGCGTCAACCGGGAAGCCGCGTGGCGGCTGGCCGACCGCTGCCGGCGCCGGATCAAAGCGGCCGTGTGGGACGACTTCCCCGACGTCGTCGTCACCAACGTCGTCTGCACCGACGGGCCGCGCTGGCTGCCGGACGAGAACGGCGGACCCCGCTACATCGCCCGCTACACCGTCGGCCACCATCCCCGGCAAGGGACCGGCGATGGCTGAGTACATGCCGGTGTCGGCGGGCGTGGCCGAGTACCTCCGCTCCGAGGCCGTCCACTCCCACATGGCCGACATCGGCACCGCGGCGGCGGCGCTGGCCCAGACCTACGCCACCGACGCGGCGACGATCACCTCGACCACCACGACCGTGTTCGGTCGGTGGGTGACGATCGTGACCATGGACGCCTACGACGCCATCATCCAGGAGTTCGGCGGGCGGAACGTGCCGCCGCGCGCCCCGCTCGGCCGGGTGCTGAACGAGATACGCCGGGCCGACCCGCACCGCAAACAGCAGATCATCTCCCTGCCCAACTAGAGGAAGGTTCTTCCCTATGTCCGACATCAGTCTCAACCCCGACGAAATTCTCGTTGGCACGGCGCGAGGTCCGGGCCTCTACATCGCCAACGACCTGACCACCGTCGCCCCGGCCGACACCGTCGCCCCCTGGGCGTCCGGGTGGGTCGGTCTCGGCTACGCGTCCGAGAACGGGCCGACCATCTCCGGCTCGAAAGACAGCGAGGACATCAAGTCCTGGCAGTCGCTCGGCGTGCTCCGCCACATCATCACCGGCCGCACCGTGACCGTGCAGTTCGAACTCATGCAATGGTCGGCGTTGAACTTGAGTCTGTACTGGGATATCGACACCCCGACCGTCACCTCGACCGGGGCGTTTTCCTTCGACGTGCGCCCCGACCAGGCCAATACGACCCGCCAGCTCGGCATCGACGTGCAAGACGGTGACGCCTCGATCCGCTACGTGTTCCCGCGCGTCCAGCTATCCGCGGTGGGCGACCAGCAGTTCCAGCGTTCCGCGGCCACGCTGCTCAACATCACCTTCAGCGCTCTGGAAACGCAGGGCAGCTTGCTGAAGGTCATCGGCCTCATCCCGCCGTCCATCGCCCCGACCAGCGCCCCGCTGTCCGTCGGCGAAGGCGTCGCGGCCTGATGCCCGCGCCGGAGAGCTTCGACCTTGAATCGTTCCGCGCGTCGCAGGCTGAAATTAAGAAACGACCCTTTCCGGTACGGCTCGGCTCCGAGAAAGTAGAACCGGACGACGGAGGCGAGCCGTACGAGCAGGACGTGATCATCTACGTCAAACCGTCCGGGGAGTGGACGCTGGAAGCCCAAGCAGCGCTGGCCGGCAGCGGCGACCTGATGGGCTTCATTCGGGACCTGGTCGGCGAGGACAACTTTGCGCTCATGTGGTCGTACGGCTGGAACACCGACGAGTTCAACGCGCTCGTAGACGCTGTCCGGGCCTACTCCGGGTTCCCTCAACAGGGGAACTCGTCGGTGCTGCCCGGGCGAGGTTCGATCCCCAAGTCGAACTAGCACTTCTCCGTGTGTACGGAATAGATGTGCTGGACGAGACTGTCAGTCTCCGCAGGGTGGCGTTAGCGCTCCGGGGTTTGCCCATGGGCGTGTGGGCGGACCCTGAGCACGTCGCGTCCTGGTCGGTGGGCGACCATCTGCTCGCCAACCTGTGCGACGTGATCCGCGAGCTCACCTGGGTGACGGTGGCAGCGAACTCTAAGCACGTCCCTAAGCGCCCGGAGCCGGTATACCGGCCCGGCGCCCGCCCGGCCCGGCCGCGGGGCTCCTGGAGCGACCTGGCCGGCCAGGTGGCCGGTGCCGGGGGCGCCCCGGTACCGCGCAAGCCCATCGACATCCGCGGCCTGGCGACCCT